GAAAGGAACCGCAACTGGGTCACTCGTAAAGAAGGTGAAATGAACAAGGATGCTGAAAAAGGGATCGGCTTATACAGCATGGTTTGTGGCGGAGCATCCATCACCGGGATGGTTGTCACGAACGCCAACAGGAACCGCATGCTGAAGGTGGATGCCTTCGATGGGACGAACCCGCCTCCGGACATCAACACGATCAACTTCAAAACAGATCCACGCATCTTTTATGCGACGATCATTTCAGATTTCAGGATAAGTGGTGGATACAAGACTTACAGGTTTGCGCAGCTCGAAAACCCAATTTCTCATGAAGTCAAAGATGTTCCCATACCTATCATCGTAAGCAGGCCGGCTTATTACCCGATGAACGATCTGCGCGCGGTGGCAGGATCAGTAAAGCCGAATCCGTATTGGCCATAGGAGAAAAGTTTGAGTGACCGGTCAAAAACCTTCTTGTGCTACAACCACCAGGGCAAGGCGAATATGTATATAGATGCCCTGTTGAGTGCCGGCTATACCCAAACGCGCAGCCATCAGCGCGCCCGTTTCTTCCTGATCGATACAGACACAGGCGGGCGGGTGGCGCAGTTATCGCGTTACTTCCGGGCGCAAAAGGTATTTGTCTATAACCACTCAGCACGCCCGAGCATCTTCTATGACATCTTCCCGGAATGGGAAAAGACCACCGCACAGTTCGTCCCTGCAGAGGGACACATTGAATTCCTGCAAAGGATGGGCTGCACAAAGCCGATCCATGTTTCAGGCTGGCACTTATGCGCCGTAAAGGAATTCAAGCCTCGGGATAGCTTCAGGCACGTGCTCTATGCGCCAATCCACCCGAACCGCAACGGTTTTCTGTCAGACATACACAAGAAGATAAATCTTGAAGTGTTCCAGAGCTTGTATGCGCTGGTGCGGAGTGGAGAGATCGATCTTACGGTCCGCACAGTCATGTCACTGGATCTCAATGGCTTGCGACGTGCACAAAAGGTAACTTACATCCTGGGCGATCCAGACGGCTCATATAACGATATTGACACCGCTGATGTCGTTGTCTCTCATGGCACATTTGCTTATCTTTCCGTTGCCCGTGGAGTGCCCACTGTCATGATGGCAGAAGCCGAACCGCCGATTTATGGCAATCGAGCCGATGCCTGCCAGACGCCGCCCCATTGGAATGAGTATAAGGGTTTGATCATCTTCCCTCTCGATATCCTTAACGAAGAACCGGCCACATTACTGGAGCGCGCCATTCAAAGTGACGTGGAAATAGCTGATTGGCGACGGCGGATGATCGGGGAGCCGTTTGACGGCGCCGGGTTTGTTCGAGAAGTCGAAAGGTATATGCAGGGTAAAACGTAACGGAACGTAACGATGACACTTAACAAAAGCCAGAAGGAAGCCGTGTTGATGTGGATCGCCGAGGGGCTGGAGACAGACGAAATCAATAAACGCGCGGCAAAGGTCAAGCCGCCTTTTACGGTATCCAGGCGCGCTGTTGCACATTACCGGAAAACGCGTGGCGTGAAGTTGGAAGAGATCAAGGAAGCCGATGAAACCAGCGCCCTGAATAAAGGTCTGGCGCTGAAAGAAAATCGAGTTGACAGATTGCAACAGCTTGCCGACTTGTTGATAGGTGATCTCTTTGAAAATGACCTACTATGGACAGATGAAGTCAAAGGGATTGGCGGCGCCGATAACTTTGAGCGGATTGATTATAAAGAATTCAATAAAGCCGAAGTGGATGCTTTGCGTGGTGTCTTGGATGACCTTGCATCTGAAGTTGGTGAGCGTGTCAAGAGATCCGACGTGACCAGCGGCGGCGAACCCATCCAAATGCAGCCGGAACAAATAGCGCAACGTGTAAATCAGATATTGGAGCTGGCAGAGAAACGGAAAAAAGATGCTGGGAACTGATTTACTTGAGTATCTAAGCGAAACTGAAAGAGCGGAGCTCGAAAGCCTGATCTCTGCTCTGCCTGCCTGGATGCCAGATCCGGACAATGAGCCTCAATGCGCGGCCTACGAAAGCGAGGCCGATGTGATTGGCTATGGCGGTGCGGCCGGCGGAGGAAAAACAGATCTGCTTTTGGGCTTTGCAGGGACAAAGCATCACCGTTCGATCATCTTCCGGCGTGTGTTTCCGTTACTCGAAGGCATAGAAGCGCGAAGCCGTGAGATATTCAACGCAACCGGAAACGCACGTGTGAAAGACAGCTACAACGAATCCCTGCACAGGTGGGAGCTCTCGACTGGTGCAACAGTGCGCCTGGCTGCCATTCAGTACGAAGCCGACAAGAAGAATTTTCAGGGCCGGCCACATGACTTCTACGGCTTCGACGAAGCTACCGAGTTCATGGAATCGCAGGTGCGGTTTGTAATAGGATGGAACCGAAGTACACGGCCCAATCAAAAATGCCGCGTGGTTCTCGCGTTCAACCCGCCGATGGACGAATCAGGAGAGTGGGTTGTTAAGTTCTTTGCGCCGTGGTTGGACGAAACACACGCGCGACCGGCAAAAGATGGCGAGCTGCGATGGTATGCGATGGTGGACGGTGAAGAAGTAGAGCGGCCAGACGAAAAGCCATTTTCCCATGACGGCGAGATCATCACACCGAAAAGCCGAACATTCTTTCATGCAAAATTGTCGGATAACAAGATCCTTGAACGGACCGGGTACGGCTCGACCATTGACGCCATGCCTGAGCCAATTCGCTCACTGCTCAAAGGTAAGTTTGGTGCATATAAACAATTTGATCCTTTTCAAGTTATCCCCGCTACCTGGGTGCGGGCCGCACAAGAGCGATGGAATAATAGTGAACCAGGACAGGCAATTACATCAGTAGGCATAGACGTTGCCCGCGGCGGCGCTGACCAAACAGTATTCGCCATTCTGCGAGCCGATAGGTTTGATGAGCTGAAGAAATATCCAGGCCCATCAACTCCGGACGGCCGCACTGTTGCGTTGCTGGCAGGTCAAGCCACTGGAAAACAAAAGCCCGTGATCGGCGTTGATGTGATCGGCATAGGTGCGGCGGTTTACGATGCCATGCCCGGCAGCATCGGTGTGAATTTTGGAGGAGGGTCAGGAGAAACAGATAAAAGCGGGAAGTATAAGTTTGTCAATTTGAGGGCAGAAGCATATTGGAAACTGAGAGAAGCATTAGACCCAGACTATGGAGCTACTCTCGCTCTGCCGCCCGATAAAGAATTACTAGGTGATCTATGCGCGCCGAAGTGGTCGGTGCGAACAGGGAAGATATATATTGAAAGCAAGGATGAAATTATCAAGCGGCTTGGGCGCTCGCCCGATTGTGCCGATGCAGTGGCTATTGCGTTGTTGTGCCTTTCTAAAAACTTGGACTGGAATAACACACAGGGCCTGGGCCACGTCAAGGATTACAAAAGCAAATGGACAGAATAGGCACTCATTCACTGGTTATTGTCACCGGCGTGATCACCGTCTTTTATTTCTCGCGCCTGATCGCACTACTCAATGAACAGGGAAACGTCTTATGGCGTGATCCTGCCTTCCCGTTATATCTTGTGGAATATCTGATCGAGAATCCGCCGCACCAAACGCGATGGAGCTAAGGAGCCATTATGGCAACAGCAGAGAAAGTAAAAGCGAACGGCAAACAACCCGAAACCAGGCGAGAGGTGCGCATTGTATTCAATGAAGCCGGAACATCTGGATTGAAGGAATGGAGCGGCTTTATCACGCAAGCCTATAACGCCGCTCTGTACTGGCCGGGTGTGCAGCCGTTATATAGCAGGCTTCGAACCTCCATGCCTGAGATCGTCATGATCCGCCGTGCATTTGCATCCTGGGCCCGGAACATGTCGCCTGTTGTGGACCTGCCAGAGAATCCGTCCGACGACGATAAACGATATCAGGAGTTCATTCAGTCCGACTTCGAGAACATGGAAGGCGGCTCTGCACAGTTCCTGGATACGCTGGTAAACCATGTCCCCTTCTATGGTTGGGGATGGTGGGAAGCTGTGCCAGGTCTGCGGGATGGCGCATGGACACCGCCGCCATTCGTGGACAGTCAGGGAAAGTTCTGGCCAGATGATTGGCGCTCAGAGCAGAATGACGGCCTGATCGGCATGCGCCGGCTTGCATGGCGGGATACATCCACCTTTTACGGTTGGGAATTCGACGGCGCCAAGAAGATGATCGGCATGACACAGCAGGACTTCCCGAATACGCCTGTGACACTGCCAAAGAATAAATCATTGCATCTGACATTCGGAGATCCCAATAACCCGGAAGGCTCATCCCCGCTCGAAGCCGTCTGGCGGTTGGAGCGTATCAAGTATGGCCTGGAAGTGATCCAGGGCATCGGCTTTGAACACGCCGCCGGCCATCTGAGTGTGCAGAAAACGGAATCAGGAACGATCTCTGATCCAGATAAAACAGCGATCGCAGAGGCGGCAAGGAACCTGCTCTCTGCACAGGAAGGTAATTATGCCTACTGGCCGCATGGCATCGAAGGCCAGGTATTGGATATTCCATTCCAGGCGGCCAGCTCACTGCTTGAAGCGATCAAGCATTATTCCATCCTGACGTTATCTGTGTATATGATGCAAACCATAGCACTCAATACCATGACAAACACCGGTGCGCAGGCGTCACAGGTGGACAGCACGAACCTGGCCGTCTTTACATTCAATGCCATGATGGATGGATTCGCATCCCAATACGATGCGCAGATCGGCAAGCGTTTGTATCAGTGGAATAAGGATAGTTTCCCCGGCCTCACCAAACGCCCTAACATCCGCTTTAGCCATATCGAAAACAATATCGCACTCGGCGAGCTGGGCGGGTTTATGTCTGCGCTGAATGGGATCCTGCCACTCGGTGAGGAAGATTACAAGGCCTTCCGCAAACGCTCTGGCTTCCTGCCTGAGAACAATCCTGAGATGGATGCGACTATTGAGCCGGCGCGGACATTGGATAATGCGCCGACGGATGGACAGCCAACGCCTGAGAAAGCAGAGCAGACAGAATGACACTCTGGATAATTCTCGCCTTCGTTGTTGGGTTGCTTCTTGGCTTTGCGGCTGGATGCTTCTTTGCCATGCTTGGAGTTTATGAGAACATGAAACACGGCAAAATCACATATCACCGCGACAATGACAAGGCTTTGAGCAAATGACCCTTCCTTCAGGTTCTGCCAACACTGCGCTGTTTATCAAGAATGAAGACACGTCCCTGATGTATGAACTATGGGACGGCTATTCAGGTTTGCCCGGTCTCTTGGATGCAACACGCGGTCGCCGTGGCAAGCGCAGCGGGTACACCTACGACCCAGCAACAGGGAAATACTACTGGACGGGAACCAGTCAGGCCGTGAGTGAACAGCGTCTGCGTACCGCCGTCAAGCGCGTGAGTGATGAAGCGTCGCTGCGGATGCGCAAGGAAACACAGCAGTTGATAGCCGGCATCATCCTGTTGACCGTCTGGTATTCGTCCATGCGGTCGCTCATGAACGCACTGTATCGCACTATCTTCACAGTATCCATCGGTGGCTTTGCCTTTGAAGATGATACCGCCCGCAATGTGTTCTATGCCTTGGTGCTGGCTCAATTCTCCTGGCTGGATAATTTTGCCGCCCAAGTCAGGAGTGGAGCGCAGGCATTGAACGGATCGGCGATCACGCGCGCCGGCATGTACGGGATGTATGGGAATGGCCTGGACCAGAACATCAAGCTATACCACGCACACGAACAAGGCTACACCGAAGCGAAACGCGTCCTTGGGCCCACTGAAGATCACTGCCATGACGCCGGCATACGCCAGGGATGCCAGGAACTCGCACACAAGGGATGGATGCCGCTTGGGGATATGGTGCCGATAGGCGATGCAACTTGTTATTCGAACTGTCTTTGCAGGATTGTATATAGGTGAAAAAATGAGCAGTACAAACACATCTAACAACGTCGGTCTTCAGACTGCCCCACAGGATGTATCTCCGCGCGTTCATGAACTCATGCAAAGAATAGACCGCCTGCCCGCAGGTACATTCGAGATCACGATCACCAAGTCTGACGTGCGCGCGGCGGAATGGCAGATTGAGATCGTCCGCACGGAGCCGATCATGAGCTTTGCGCTGTCGAAGTACAAGCCGGAGTGAATGACAAAAAAGTTACAGCCACTTCCCGCGAATAAGGTTTAGTGGTAATATCAAGTCATTGGCGGCGCAAGCTTTGAGCCGCCCCCAAACAACTAGATAACGCACGTGGTCTTTACTGGCCCGACATTCCGATAGCGGAGTGTCGGGCCTTTTTTGTTTCCTGGAGTCTCTATGCCTTGGAAGATTTTTGAAGAAGACGGAAAGCATTGTGTTCACAAACTGAATAGTGACGGATCTGCCGGCGAGACTGTCCACTGTCATGACACCCGCGAGAAAGCAGCAGCGCAGGTCAAGGCGCTGTATGCCAATTCAGATATGGCAATCCATCTGGAAGGCGAATCACTGGATCAAAAGATACAGCAAATCCGTGACACATTTTATTTAAAGTTTGAACAGCCTGCCCAGCCTGCCTATCCGGTTCCGTCGAATTGCTACATCAAGGAAATCTATGAAGGCTATGTCATTATCGAAAGCCCAGACGGTTTATTCAAAGTCACGTATACAGCAGCCGACGGTGAAATTACATTCGCAGACCGCGACAACTGGCAGGCAGTGAAGCAGGAATACGTAAACATGCAGAAGCTTTTCACCTTTACCGAACTCTCCAAAGATGTGGCCATTAAATCCATTGACGGCCTGGCTGCTGGCACTTTCACCAGCATGAACGGCGAGGAAGTCACATTTGACCCCGCTGAACTGCAATCCTACATCGACAACACGAATGCGATCATCGAAAGCACCAAGACCGAAAGCGGTGAGATCGTCGGCCTGCCCATCGACCTTGAAGCGCACAACCATAAAGGCGGCGCCGGCTGGATCGTAGGGCTTGAATTGGACAAGGCCCGGAACGTGATCAAGTTCATTGTGAACTGGACCCAAAAAGGTTTGGATCTCATCAAAGACAATCTTAGTAGATTTTTCTCCCCATCCACGGACCCGGAGAACAAAATCATATTGGGCGGGTCGCTGACCAACTGGCCGGCCACTCGTAATGAGAAAGGGCATATCCTGTTACGCCCCATCGAATTATCACAATCAATCAAGGAGATAGACATGGAAAAAACTGTACTCGAAATGCTTGCTGAACTTCCCGGCAAGGTGGCAGAGGCGGTTCGCGGAAGCAAGCAACAGGATCCGCCCGCCCCGAAAGTAGAGCCCTCCACCGAACTGGAAGATGGAAGCGACTTACGCGAGTTGCTTCAGACTCCGGAGGCCGTTGAAGAATTAGGCCAACGCGCTCAAGAAATGGCACAACAGGCCATCCGCGTTGAGAAGCGGAAACTGCATGCTGTTGAATTTGCGGCACAGATCGCCGGCGGGACGAAAGAGAAACCCTTTGGCCTGCCAGTGCGCGCAAATGAAATTGTCGCCTTGCTGCTCTCACTGCCCGAGAAACAGGCTCTTGCAGTTGAGAACATCTTACGCAAGGCGCATGCGGGCGCGATCGATTTCGCCATGCATGGCATCGATGGTGATGGGTTTATCCAAAAACCGCAAGTGCCGGCTGTAATGAAGCCCTACGTCAGACAATGGGTCGATGCTGGCAAGCCTCTGGAAGGTTTCTTTGAAGCCAACCCGGAGCTCGGCAATCCCAACGATTACAACCTGGCTGAATTCGTAGCCAAGGGTAAGGAGTAGAACATCATGGCAAATTTAACTTCCGATGCCCCGATCCGATTTCTCGGTGAGGCTAAGTCTGAAAAGTGGTTCATTGATACCAGCGTCGCCAATGTGTTCTTCAAAGGCCAGCCGGTCATCATTGATCAGGACGTTGACGCTGAAAACGCAACTCCATACGTGGATGCAACCGTAGTCGATCCCGCTGATGTTGTCTTGGGCATTGCAGCCGAAGGCAAGACTGTTGCGATATCTGCCGCTGAGACGACCGAGATTGAAGTGTACGTTGCTCCTTCGATTATCGGCTTCAAGTCAGCTGTGTTCACAAACGCCGACCTGGGCAAGCTGGTTTATATGTCCGACTCGGCTGTGTTGACTGAGACCGCCGCAGACAATCCATTGATCGGCAAATTGTTCAAAGTCGAAGATGGCTATGCCTATGTCGAACTAAGCACGCCTGTAATCCCAACTGGCGCATAAGGAGACTACAAAATGATTTCAGGAAACGTACCTTCTCACCTTGTGGTCGGCGCCCGAACCGGATTTCTGACCACCGCATTGCCCGCAGTGCCAACCTATGCGCCCATCGCAGAAGTTGTGCCAATGGACGGCAAGAACATGGACCTGGTAGACCTCGGTGGCGCGCCGATGCCCTTGCGCAACCGTGGCAAATTCCAGGCGCAGGATTTCATCGAAAAGAAACTGGCCGTTACCCCGCTCGATTGGGATATCACAGTTTGGATCTCACACAATGCCGTGCAGGATGATCAGACGAAAACACTTGACCGTAAGGTCCGCTCGGCTGGTGATAACTTCCAACGCCATATCTCACAGCAAGCATTTCAGGCCCTGAACGATGGTGACGCTACAACCAACTTCGGCCCAGGCTATGACAGCCTGGCCTTCTTCAGTGACAGTCATGTGGACAAAGGCGCGTACTACACGACCGTGCAGGATAACAAGGATGCGAACTCCTTGTCCGTTGCGAACTTCCCGACTACGTTCGTCAAAGCACAAAAGACACGTGACGATCAAGGCAATTTCGTGCAGTACAACTATAACCTTTTAGTTGTGCCGCCTGAGCTTCAGCCCCTTGCTCACCAGATCACGACCGTGCCTGGCGGGAATGAGGTCGTCACGAACGCCAATCCCTACGCCGGTCAGTTGCGTTACATCGTGGCTCCCCAGTTGGATTCGACAGCCTGGATCCTGGTTGCATCAAGTGAAACGGTCAAGCCGATCCTGATCGTCATGCGCGAACAGCCCAATTTACAAAGCGCATGGTTTGACCCTGAAGCTCCAGATGGTGGCCGATATTACTTCAAGTTCTATGCCCGCTATAACCACTTCTATGGTGATTGGCGGACTGCCTACATGGGCAACACCTAATCTAACTAAAGTGATGAACATAAATTGAAAACGGCGGACGAATCAACCCGCCCGCCGTTTTTGAAAATGAGGTAACGCGATGCAAGCAAAAGTCAAACAAGAATATTTTCTCCCTTCGTTGATTGCTTTCTCTGGCGTGGAATTCATCAAAAAAGAATGGCGCCCCGTCCCTGTTGGCGCTGAGGCAGAAGCGGAAGCACACCCAAATCTTGACGTGCGTGAAGATGGCGACCTTGAAGATGAAGTAAATATCATCATGCCCGAAACGGCTGATGATGCCCCGCTTGAAGTGGTTGACGTGGAAGAACCTGAACCCGTCAAAAGACCACGCGCCCGCCGCCAATACAACAAGGCTGACGAATAATGCTCCAACTATTCGGCCCGCTCAATACAGGTATTGCAACAGGCGGTGACGGCTCAGCGGCTTCGAACGCTGACAGCGGCTCGATTGCTGGAACTGTCGTGGCCGTTGCCATTCGTCCCAACTTCTCCTATCTGTCTACGACAATGGATATTTCCATCAAGACCAAAGGCGGCAGTGCTCCGCAGATAACGATACTTGAAGTTACCGCTACCGATGAAGCCTGGTACTACCCCCGCCTGCCTATTCAGGACGGCGCTGGCGCAGATATCGCCGATATGTATGGGCTGGGCATTCCCGTCTTTGACATGTTGAACGTCGCCATTGAAGCCGCCAACGATGATGATCATGCCGATATCTGGCTGCTACTGGATACCTAATGGCTTACGGAACACCGGAAGGCGTCGCAGCACTGGCAGGGGTCTGGACTGATGATGGTGAATGGCTTGACGCCGATGCATACCAGCACGGCACCACGCCGACGTTGACGGAAATTGAAAGATGGCTGGTTCAGGTCTCTGCGCAGGTGAACACAGCACTGAAGAACGCCGGCTTCAAAACTCCTGTCACGCACGAAGAAACTCTTGACGCTCTGAGTTTGTTTGTTGAAGGATTTGTTGCAGACCTGGCGGACCGTCGCAACTCCAAAGGCCGCTTCATGTCGGACAAGGTGATCAACGGCGGCAACACGCCCATGATGATCCTGCTCTCTGACTTTGCCGATTGGATCTTAGTGAACGCCGGCGGCTTGGAAGTAGACACAGAACGCAGCGCAACGAACACCGCGGAGATCGGCACAAAAGACAACTTCCCGATCTTTGTCCGTGAAGGATTCGGGAACCGATTTGAAGACTGGACGCGGAGCAACAGATGATCAAGATTGAAACGAACATCAAGGAAGTTGTAAAGCATATTCATCACTTCCCTACGATGTTGCGCATCGCGGCAAATCGAACACTGTTGAACTCTGTCGTTGAAATCTTACGCATCATGCGCCGTGCGGGCCTGCCGATCCAATATCCGGTGCAATGGGACAGCGAAAAGCAAAGGATCTATGTCATTGCAAAGTTGCGCCGAGAAGGAAACCTGCCTTACGCGCGCACGCAGGCGACACAAAACGGCTGGAAGTCTGAGACGATCACGAACGGCTACATGATATCCAACATCGGCCATAAGGCTGTTCATGTTTATGGAACGGTGAGTGGTGTAGGCAGTGGAAGTAAGTCCACGAGAACCGGACAAAGCCATATCCATGCAGGCCGCTGGCCAGTGTTTCATGAAGTATGGACAGCGATTGTAAAGCGGTTGCCTGCCGAGATCATTGAAGCCTTGCGTGTTGAATTTGGAAAGCAATGACTGTCGTTGACCATTATCAGGCCGTTGAAAATGGACTGGTTACAAAGCTAAGAACGCTGACTGATTTCTTCAAACAGGATCAGCCCTGGCAAATCTCTGACGACGATACGGTTCTAGCGAAAGGCGCAAATTTCTTTATTGTCTACCGCCCTGGCTCATTTCCAGTGTCAAAAGTATCTGACTTTCGCTATGACGTTGACTGGAATATCACTGCCGATCTGTATGTACGTTACAAAACCTATAAAGAGTCCTGGGCGAATTTCCGAAGCGCGCGCGCCGCGATCATCGACCTGATATTCACCCATCCCAGACTTGGCGGCGTGGCGTATTACACAACCGTTTCATCGGGTGAGGGTGCGTTGTATTTCAAGTTTGAAGAAAGCGCATCGGTCCCGAATTTCATTATCCAAACGCTGACCTTCACAGTAAGGCAGCATGTCATCTTTGAAGATAAGGAGTAACACATGTCCTACGAACCTTTTGTTGGATTTGGCACGCGTAAGGGAATTGTGTATGAGCTGGATCAATACGGTCTGCCTTTGGGCGGCTATGATCTGGATGCTTACGGGGAGAAGGTCGAGAACACGGATCCGAATACCGGACTGGAGATTTATGGCATCCGCTCATTTGAGCTGACCTATCCCGAGCCGCGTCGCATCCCGCATTTCAATGGCGACCGCGTGGAGCTCGTGCAACAGTTCCCATCATTGGACGCTGCCGCCGGCACGATCACCGTAGACGGCAACGATCTCAATCTTGCATCCATCCTGAGCAATGTCCGCAAGTCCACCGTTAGCGGCATGGAAGTCATGCCATTTTTGAGTGACCAGCAAGGCAATGAGCCGAATGTCGGCTTGCTTGTCTACCAGGCTGCAAAGCGCACCACGGGTGTACAAGGCTGGCACTTCCAGTTCATCCAATCCACTTCGATGATCCCCCGCCCTGGTCCTTACGGTGACAACAATTATGAGACCCGCTATGCCCTGGCGCCTAATGCTGTTACCGCTCATCTCTGGGGCTTTGCTCTGTCACTCGATACGGATGGCACATTATCCGCCGGCGTGATTGATGGTTTTGGACTTTATAAGCCGCGCATCACATCCTGGAATGCAGATAACTCCGAAGACACATTCCTTTTCAACGAAGATGAAAAGCCGACGGATGCAAACTACGCGGTTTACAAATCCACCGCCGGCGTAGTAACCGCAGTCACTTCTGGAATTACAAAAACAGTAGACAGTGTTGTATTTGCAGCCGCTCCTGCCGCGAACGTCACAATCCACGTTCCCCATATGATTGCCTAAATCATGGCCGAAGTTGAATTCAAAATAACCAGCAAGCAAATCACGGTAGGCGGTCGCAAATTGACGGTCTATAAAAAGACATTCGAGATGCAGCTTGCCCGTTTCACCTTCATGGAAGAGGCCGCCGCGCGCTTGAACGGCAGCGGCACACCACAGGAAGGCGAAAGCTTGGCGGTGATGATACGACGCGGCTTCACAAAGATGACATACCCGTCATTGAAAGCCTGCACAACTGGCAAACTGTTCACGGAAGATGAGTGCTACAAGATAGAACAGGACGATTTAGACATGTGGTTACGAACCGCGCAGGAGTTGAACCCGGACTGGTTCCCCACGAGCGAGCCCGAAACACAACAGGAGATTATCGAAAAAAAAGTATAGCGGGCTCGGATCTGTATTTGCGTCTAATGGAACTGGCGAAACGCGAGGGAGTCCAGGACGACAATTTACCCGAACCCGAAACACTGCCCTTTACTCTCGATGAAATGGGGATGCTATACGAATTGTGGAGTATCTGGGCAGCGACAGATAAAAGGTACTTACCTTCACAGTTGATCCCAGAATTACAGGCCGGCTACGGGCGGATATTGACAGGCTTGATGATGATGGAATCGCTGTATAGCAAAGTCAAAACACAATTGAAAAAACAGAACCCTAATTCAAATGGCAACTAGCGAAGACATTCTTCTAAGATTCCAGATGGACGCCGCTGCGCAGCAACGCGTGGAGAAAGGCGTTTCCACCATTGAACAGGAGTTCAAGCGGCTCGGTGGCACCATCGAGAACACTGGCACAGGCCTGAACATCATCACAAAAGATGTTGAAGAGTTCAGCAAGAAGGCCGTCGATGGGCTAAAAAAGGTTGAAGCCACTAGCAAACAAACTATAGCGGGATTGAAGGCAGAGGCAAGGGTACTGAGCGCGACAGCCAATGCTATTGTAGACGGCGCTGAGAAGCAATCACTTGCATTTACCAAGAACCTAGCAGGGCAACTCGAAGGTGTATCTAAATTATCTCTTGGGGTAGGCACCGCGCTTGTGGGCGGGATACTTGGATTTGCAAACAAGTACGTAAACTCTGCGAAGGGATCCACGGCCGCTACCATTGCCTGGAAAAAGGCGCAGGATGATCTCAACAGATCAGGTGAACGTTTCGGTGCGGTGCTAGCTGAAGAAGCGTTGCCATTACTGGAAAAGGCCGCACGGCTGGCGGATACCGCCTCCCGCTTCATAGAGAAGAACCCGGACATTGTAGGAGCCGCGCTCAAAACGGGTGTGGTGCTGGCGGCGCTGGGTACAGTAGGCATTGCCGTTTCAAGGGGAATAAAACTATACGCAGACATTCAATACCTTGCGACAATCCCTATACAACTCACCGCCGCGAAGTTGCAGGACGCAGCAGCAGATAAACAACTCGAAGCGGCTTTGCTGAAGGCTAAGGATTTGGGCGTAAGCGTTCCAGGCGTTGGGGGCAAGGCAGCGGGCGGAGTTTCATCCATTTTTGCGCTGGCGGGCGCCACTGGCTTAGGAGCGGTTGGCGAGTTCAAGATCCTGCAAGAAGGCATTGCGTTGTCTGTTGAGAGTGGGAAACGCTTTGAGCAATCGCTTGTAAACATGGGGATAATTTCTGATGACACTGCAAAAGAACTGGACAAGTCACGCGACTCCCTGTATGACTTTGCAAAAACTATCCCGCTAATCGGGAGTTTATTCTCGCAGGTCAAAGACGAAGTCAATGCTTCATTAGGCGGCCCGGGTGCAAAGGGCGGGCGCTCTGCCGTCAGCGGTACGGGTGGTCTGGCTGCATCTGCTCAATTTGAATCAGTCCTGAAAGCCTATGAACAATACAAACAGGACGATCTATCGGCTGTCCAGAAGCATTATGCAGACCGCAAGAAGATCATGGCGGATGCCCTGGCATCGGAGCAGAAGTCCAATGCTCAATATGCCGCCAGTGTTGCGAAGGTTCGTAGTCAGACCACATCGGATCTATCATCAGCGGCCAGGGATTTCCAGGCGGCCAATGAAAAGGCGGAGGTCGATTACCAGACCAGCCGCGCGCAGATCATCCGTGATGGCAATCAGGAAATTGAGCAGTTACAAGCCGACCTACAGGAACGGCTCCGCAAGAACCAGAAGGAACATGAAGAACGGGTATTCGATCTAACCAACTCACGCGACGCTTTGGGATTGGCAAAGGAAAGGAACCGCTTCAAGGATGAACAATCAGAAGCCAGGAGAGAAGCCAAACAAGAGATCGCCCAACGCCGGCAGGATATTGCACAAAGGTTATCCGACCTCGCGCAGTCATATGAACAGGAACGTGCCCAACGCCAGGCAGACTATGAAGCGCGCAGAGCAGAGATCATGGCAAACCAACGGCAACAACTTGCCGAACTTCAGGCACAGCATGCGGCCGAATTGCGCGAGATCCAACAGAACAAAGTTGACCGCATCCGTGAACTGGACGATCAGTACAACGAAGAGCGCAAGCGGCGGTATCAGCAACTCCTTCAGAATATCCGTGACTTAGATGCTGGTTTGCTAGGTGAAAAGAACTTGAAGGCGCAATACTACGCGGCCAGCCTAAAGGAATTAGATGCTTTCCTTGCAAAATATAAGGCGGGCCAGGCTTCCCTACTCGCCGCCGCAGTACCAGGTAAAGCCGAAGGTGGTTATACAGCCGGCCTGGTCCGCACCGGTGAGCGTGGCTACGAATATGTCATGACACACAACACCACGCGCGCAGCTGAGGCAATGATCGGCGGACGGCTGACCCAGGAAGGCTTGATGTCTGCATTGGCAGGCGCTGGAAGTCGGCAGAGTGTCACCTGGAATGATCAGCGCCGGTTTGACGGTTCTTACACCAACGAAATAAGACGCGCCAATCGAGCCGACACCCTAGAGCTGCTGAAAGGGATTTTCTAATGTCATATGAATATTCATTAGGTCCTACGGTGGATGATTTGGAACTATTGCCCGCCGCGGGCATACGAGCCGCTCCACAGGCAGGCTATCGGCCTTACGCATTCACAGTTCAATTGGGCGATGGAACTTTGCGCGGGCAGGGTTTCCCAATTGTGACCTGGCATTGGTCCTTTATCACCGTTGCAGAGCGGGATGTATTTATTGCCTTCCTAGACGCGGGCGCGCTATCTGGGCCGGCTTTCATCCGCACGCGCCTGCCTGATAACACCTGGGCAACCTTTGATTGCATCATGAACGCGCCGACAGGTGAAGAAAATCTATCAGTGGGAAAGATCATTGGCTTCGATGTGGAATTTACGCATTGCATATTGATCCCCGACTACCCATGATGTTTATCCCCTATTCAATCCTGTTTGCCTATGCCCTAGTGATGCTGGCTCGTTCGCTCGTTCGCTGGAATGTGAACGACGTGGCTGTATATCTTATTCTAGCGGCGTATTCCTTGCTTTCCGTTTTCACGCAACTAGGCTGGAGTGATATAGGGAATAGATTTGGGGGTGCGTCATAGCCCGAGCTGCTACATCTCCAGAGCTGACATTATTCCGAACACCTGGCCAGTGGTCGAAGTTGCGCGTGGCGATCTTCCAGCCGGCCACAGTGTATACAGCGCGGGTGAATCAGAGCTTCAGCACGAAAGATAAGATCCTTCAAGTCACATACGACGGCGGATCAGGAACCTTGGCAAACGTCAAAGCCGATATGACCATGCTTGTAGGTTCATCCGCGGGCGCTCATGATAAAGGCATCGTCCGGATCCGCAAGGCGCCGACGTCAACGATCTTCTATGTTGGGGAAAACTCTGATGTGAAATGGGCGGATAATTTATATCTCACTGTCCTGGCCGACTTCGATCTATGGCCGCGGCACATTGCGCTTTCAGGTTCTACGCCGCTCATGGATGGGGATATAGCATATAGCAATCAACATTCGACATTCGATCCCGTTCCTGTTATGGGAAGTCACAGGGTTTTGAAGCTCACTGATGCGGACGTTTCATCTGAGTGGGACGGGTCCGGATCCTGGGTATATGGTTCATCTATTTCCACCTACGCCTGGGTTTGTGCGACGGCTTCAAGCTCGAGCAATATGAACACGTCCACGCCGACGATCAATTTCGATGATGTTGGCTGGCATCTTGTTTATCTCACCGTCACAGCCGCCAATGGTAAATCGTTTCAAGCCGTTCGTTATGTCTACGTTTGGGATGATGATAACCCACCCCCCTCTGCAGAGATCGGCTCCTGTAGCAGCGACGTCAGCTCGGGCGGATGGCAGTTCAACATTTCGATGTATGCCGATGCGACGCTATCAGATATCCGTGACCGCGCGCTTGTTATCTTGTTTGCAGAAGATTTCTACGGTGCAACCAGGCAATCGATCGGGCCGCTCGAAGGCTGTGAGAATATTATTGCCATCGGCAGGATCACCGGCCAGACCATCGATTGGAACCCTGAACAGGGCAAGGTAGATTTCACGGTCCAGGGTGCTCACTACTGGTTCAATCAGATGAAAGGCTTTCCATCGGGCCTTCAGATGGTCACAGGCACGCCGGCGGCATGGACCGAGATGGGAAGTCTGACCGTAGGCCGTGCGCTGTTTCATTTCTTGCATTGGAGAACCACGGCCACAAGGGTAATGGATATTACCTTAACAAGTGACGCGCGCCTGCAAACGGAAGTTTCCAGCATGGGCGGCAAGTTATGGGGCCAGATGTCCGAATTCGCATTCAATACCATCATTGCAAATATCGGCGTGGATCGGTATGGGCGCCTGTTTGCTGAGATCGATCCGCAGATGGTTCCGGAGGCGTCGCGTTCTTCCATCCCTACAGTGATGACCATCACCAAAGCCGACTGGCAGAACACGCCGAATATCGAGCGTGTGACCGTTGAAGAAACGGCACTGATCGATTTGTCAGGCGTGAGTGTCAACACGAACGCGCATGGATCTTCGTTCTTCTCGTTATCCCCTGGCCATGTGATGAAACGATACGGGGATGATGACATTATTGATCACCTGTCCGCATATTCTACACAGGCGGCAAATAATCAACTGGCTGCGCTTATCCTTGGCTGGCGTGATAACGAATTCCCACAGATAGACTTCGAGCTGTCTCACAACAACCGTCTATTCGATTGTTGGCCGAATCAGTACGCACAGGTCGCCATTGCAGCCGGCGACACCCCGCGCGGCATTGCATACAGTGGCAAGATCATCCCGCGCTATGTTTCTTTTGTTCAAGGTGAGGGCGGATTCCTTTATACGGAAATCTCATTTGAAGGCGTGACGCTTGAGCAGAATTCGACGAACGGCGATATTCCATTCAGCCCTGATGATGTTTCAGCGCCGCCTCTGCCCTCCTTCCCTCCCCTGCCTGATTTCCCGATCATCCTTCCAGGCTTTCCAGAGGGCTCCAAGGACGGACCGCAGAAGGTAATACTACACGATGTAAGCGCGGGACTTCTTTACTCGGACAACTTCTTTGAAGAGGGCAGCGCGGTCAAGTGGAGATTTATCAACGCCGGATTGACCGCGGCGCAATATCAGCCCATAAACAATTTCTTCAAAACACCCAACGGCGCTCTGTTTTGTGCGTACACAGCGAACGCAGATTTCGGAGGTTTCACGCCCTTCTTTGTTGCCCGCGCCCCCTCCATCGGCGCAACGTTCACCGTGCTCTACGATGAGCCGAGTATCAGGCCGCCCTCCCCTGGCGTATTTACGGATCCCTGGGGATTGTATGCAGTAGGGTATAACCCGTTGGTTTCTGAACAAGTTGCGTTCATCATGGGACAGGCCAATGTAGATCAAAAGATATGGCTCGGTTCAGGAAGTTCCTTCGCAGCAGGAGCAGCCATAAGCAGCACTGTTTTCTTGGGCGGGTTGACTTATGGGGAAAATGCGTGGCTTTATACAAGATACAATCACTTCTCAAGGATCGCTCCTAATGGTGGATCTGTTCTTGCCACTGGAACTCCTCCAATTGGGTCAATGGACACATTTTCACCTTTCTTAAGTCATGTTCGAGCCAGTACAACTGGGAGAACTTTTCACACGATTGATGGCGGAGGTGGATATATCATTGGTGAAAATAATCTCGCTACGATCACCACGATCGCTGATGCCGATTTTGCTGGCAAGGGTTTTGCCTGTGACCCCAGCGGCATGTTTATCATGACGAAGTATGGAGCAGGCGCAAGGGGACGGTCATCTGATGGCGGCGCGACATTTGGCACGATCCCCAGCCTGCCGTTTGGTGTTTGGTGGTGGGACTACGCGGGCGGCGCAGGAGTAACTTCGCGTTGGGTCGCGGCGGGCGGTTCGTCTGTGCGTTACAGTCCAGATTTCGGAGATACATGGGCTAACAAGGAAGGAAATCTAACGCAACTCGTCCCCCTACCCAATATAGACGGTGTGAAAGTGGTGGGATACTAACATGCCACTCAAAGCGCGGAACATCAAACGAAAAGTCGAGCAGCTATTCAGGCGCGCCGACAGTGAGTGGGCCCAGAAGACCACCGCTGCACTGGGCAATGCCGACGGCGTTGTGAAATCCGACACTGACGGCTTGATCTATGCGCGCCTTCGCAATGGCGAAACGGTAAAGGTCTATAACGACATTGCACCTGACGATTTCGATGTACGTGTGCTGATCGGGCGCAAGAAAGAACAGCCGACCCTTTGGAGAGTGATCGCCGTCCGTGATGCGTATGCCATCCCACAGGCCCCACGCGTGAAGTATCACGCTGAGCAGCACATGTTCAGGGCGCCGGATGAGATCCCGATTGATCGCAAGCAGATCATCCAGCTCACGATTATCGTTTCAGATGGAACGGCTTTCACCATCACCGTCTATGGTGGGGTCATCCGCACGGCCACCGGTATTGCGCGCGTGGATACCCAGCCGATGGACTTATCTTCCTACATTCCCACGACCGGCGCTGTATACGTCTCCATTGAAGCCGATAGCACTGGCGAGGTCACGGCCAATGAAGGCGTGAACTTTGCATCGCCCTTGATTGCGCATGTGAGCTACATCCCCGTGCCTGATGCCGGTAAGTACATGATTGGCTACGTTCTTTTGTGGGAAGGGATGGAAGAGCTCACCGACGATCAGATAGCAGTACCTTTCCCCTTGGCCGCGGATTATTCAGGCCTGGGCGGCGGGACACAGATCCATGATGCCGATGAAGAAACAACATTGGCAGACGATGATGAGTTTGGATTCTGGCAGGAAGTAAGTGAGACGTTCAAAAAGATCACGTGGGCGAATATTGTCGCAGCATTGACCACCATCTTTGATGCACTATATGCAGCGATTGGTCACACGCACGCAGCCGACGATAGCGGGAAGGTGGTCATGGAAGATGGTGTAACTTTCCCGCCCGTGCCAGTGACCACTGAAGACGGGACCGACTGGATTTATTCGGACTAGGAGCAACTATGACAACGGTATCAAATAACAATTCCCCGCATCTCACATTGGTTGAACAGGGCAGCGCACCCGATACACCCGCGGCAGGGTCAAAGAAGTTATTTCTTGATTCAGCAGATGGCAATCTATATCTGATTGATGAAGCCGATGTAGTGACGCCGGTTGGTAGCGCGACCGCTTTTCACAGTGATGCTGACGGCGAGATCGACGGACTTACCGAAAAGGCAACTCCCGTCGCCGGTGACCTCATCCTTATCGAAGATAGCGAAGATGGGTTCGCGAAGAAAAAGCTGGATGTGGATAACTTGCCGGGCGGCGGTGGAGGTGGTCTTGTCTTGCTAGAACAGCACACTGCAAGCAGTTCTGCGATATTGGCTTTCACCACTGGCATCACATCCACCTATGATGATTACCTTCTGGAGATTGTGGACCTGATCGTGGCGACCAACAATGTTGCTTTGGGTATGCAATATTCTGCTGATGGTGGCTCCAGTTATGAGACGGGCAGTAATTATTATTCGGCAGGATCCTATATTCAGAACGGCGGAAGCCTGGGGACACAGGGCGCAAATCCGGGGACATCCTTCATACTTGGAGCAGGTCTAACAAATACGGTTTCAAGACCATTTCAAGCTACGCTCCATTTACGCTCCCTTCTTTCAACGGCTTTGAGCAAGATTATTTATGGAGAGTTTGCTTATACAAATCAGAGTTTTGTCGTGGGCGGTAATTTGAATGGATTACTGCTGGTCCCCGGCACCGCTTACAACACGTTCAAGTTGTTTTGCAGTAGTGGAAATATTGCATCCGGTGTTGCGCGGCTCTATGGAGTGGAGAAATAATGACACACCCTTACACTCGTTTATTCTCTGGCAAGACAACCGCTCCGACTGTTGACGAAGACAGCGATGCTGGTTATGAAGTCGGGGATATATGGATTGATGAGACAGCCGATAAATCCTATCAAGCGGTAGACGTAACAGCAGGTGCGGCGATCTGGGAGGAGCTGACGGGTTCCGGTGGTGGTGGATCCTACACTGATGAAGAAGCGCAGGATGCGGTGGGGGCAATGGTGGATGGCACGCTGGTATATACGGACGCAACTCCGTTGCTCAGCCGCGCGGCGTTGACGGGTGAAGTCACTGCATCTGCTGGTTCCAACGCGACAACGGTTACAAATGCTTCTGTCATTGCAAAAGTGTTGACTGCATTTTCAGCAGGCGCGGGAACGGTTAGTGCGGCGGATTCTATTCTGAGTGCATTTCAAAAGGTTGTTGGAAACATCGCGCTGAAGCTCACGGCCAACTCTCCGATCACCGGCGCAACAAAGACCAAAATCACGTATGACGCGAATGGCCTGGTAACTGCTGGGGCTGACATCGCTGCGAGTGATCTGCCTACTGGGATCGATGCAGCAAAACTTTCATCAGGCGTTGTCTCCAATACAGAGCTTGATTATTTGAATGGCGTTACCTCTGCAATTCAAACGCAGATCGATGCGAAGGTAACTGGTCCTGGGAGTGCGGTCAGTGGAAACATTGCCATGTTCAATGGGGTTAGCGGAAAGGAAATCATAGATACTGGGGATAATGTTATCAGTCTGGGATTGGCAGCCCAAATTCAATCCGGCAGTACTGTGACCACTATAAGTGACCCTGACATGATTGGGTTCCGAAAAAATTCGGATGGGATAAAAAGGAAAATTGCGTGGGCTGATATGTTTGCAAAAATCCTGGCAGCCATTTTCAGTGATGCAGAGGGCAATCCTGCTGACGTTGGAACGACCGCAGACGGAACCAGCGCTTATGCTGCACGTAGAGATCATGTGCATGGTGGCGGCGGCGGTTCGGTGTCAGTCGCGACCGATCCCATATTCGACGCAAAAGGAGACTTGCCTGTTGGCACAGCCGCAGATACCGCTGCGAAGCTGACCGTTGGTGCTAACCTGCAAATCATTGTCGCAGACAGCACTCAGACCACCGGGCTTAGATATGCAACTGGCCTTCGAGAACTCATCCAAAGCGCAACTCCATCGGGCACCGGAGTTGTTACCTTCTCATCTATACCGGGAACTTACAATTCTCTGGAAATAGAATTCGTAGCACGCAGCACAGAAGTAGCAACATTTTCCTATGTGAGAGTATTCTTCAACAACGACAAAACAGCCGCGAACTATCGCTATTCGATGAAATATGCCTATGGTACATCAACGCTAACAGGAGAGGGTGGGAATGATACAAAAGTGGCTGTTATTGCGGCAAGCACCGCAGATGCAGGCCAATGCGGAAGAGGGAAAATCGTAATTCCATTTTATGCAGAAACAACTTTCAATAAAATGGCTTCATGCATAAATGGTTGTCGAAGAGATGCTGGTACAGTTGGAGTGATGGATATATCGGCATCTTCAGAATGGGAAAGCACCGCTGCCATTACGAGAGTTGATGTTGATCTCGTGGCCGGCAACTACGTATCTGGCACGAAGATCAATCTGTATGGTGTGAAATAACATGAGCCGCCAAACGTTACGAGTGTTATTGATCGAAGACAACCCTGATGATGCGGAGTTGATTCTGCGCGAGCTGCAAGGCGTCTGGGACACTCTCATGGAGCGCGTGGAAACAGAGAAGCAAGTCCTGGATGCGCTCCATAATAAGCCCTGGGATATCATCCTGTGTGACTTTACACTGCCTCTTTTGGATGCATCAAGAGTGGCTAAAATTCTAGAAGAGCTCGACATGGATTTGCCGTTCGTCATCGTGTCTGGGACGATTACAGCGTCGCAGGCCGAAAAGATATTTTTTGACCAGGCGGTGAATGGGTTCGTGAGCAAGGACAA